TATATAATCTCTGATACCCAAATACAAAAAGCAAAAAATCATATTAGTCGTGGCTCAATGCAATTGTTTCGCAAGGGTCATAATACGAGTTATTCAGAAATGTGTGATTCGATAGGAAGCAACGGCCCTGATATGAGGGAAAAATTATCATCGGTTTTGTTGGATTTAGACCCAAATGAAGAAGTTCCAAAACCAAATAAGATGAATATTGAGTACATTTTTAGTGGAAACACATTTGATCTTTCCATATCTAAGAGAACATCACTCAAGAATAGAATTGTTTCGGTTTTTAGGAAAACCAAAACATATTCTTTGGATAAATTGATTCCTATTGGAACACGATTGAATAGTGAGTCAAAACCCGAAAGTAAACAGAGTATCGATTCTGCTGAACACTCATTAATTATGATGATTAAACTTGGTGGTACTGAATGGAAATTGTCCGAAAGTGCTACAGGGGCTGACATTGCAATATATACAAGGCGATTGAAAGAACGAGTTGCGTATATGTTGAATGTAAAAACTACTAACAAGGTTTTTGATACAAATAAACTTAAAAAAGTTTTCGCTAAGATTGTTGAAGAAGCATTAGATAGAACCACAATCATTTCTATTGGTAATAGTACATCTACTGAATTTTTGCTCAAAATTCTTGAAGGACAAGGATTAATTAATAATCCATTTACTTATCATGAGTTTTATGGAGCATTTGCTTCTAAATTGTATACACATTGGACAAAGTTGCAGGATAATTTTTCAAAAAATGCAACTTATGAACCACATTCTGGTTTTGATATTTTCAATGATAGATCTGTGGTGAATACAGTGATTCATCTTGGAACTCCTGACATCGAAGATCCAAAGGAACACTGGATAGTCGAAGCAACAAAGTTTATTAATGAATGGGATGCTCAAGAAGCATGGATACAAAGTGAATATTTTCACGGCAAAGTTTACAAAAACAATCGTTGGAATGTTGTTGGAATTTTACAACAAGTAGAAGCTTTGGCCCATCGTTGGAAAATGGGAACTATTGTTCCTTTGGATGAGGTGAGAGAATTTCTGAAACAGGAAAATACGAAAAAACAAAAGATTGTCAATATTTCTAAATATCAAGTAAACGAACTTGAAAAAAGATTAATTGAGGTCGAAGAAGCCGCATAAATAATTATGAAAACTAAATATAAATTGGTAGTGAAAGATGCAGGAAGTTATGCAGAAGATTCACTACTGAAACTGTATTTTACAGTTTTAAGACATCGCTTCCATCACCTATGTAAAGGTGAAGGATGGCGTGATTGAGGTGCATCATAGTGATGGCCTCGTATAACAACCTCTAGTCCTGTGCTAAGGATAGAGGATTTTTTTGATAACCTCGCTTTTATAAGGAGGAATTATGGTTACATCATTAGCACACCACACTAATCTCACAGCAGGCGATCTTGAACGTTTTATGGGTCTATCCGTAGGATTTGACCGTATGTTCAATCGCATGATGAACTCCCCTACAACTCAACAAGATAGTGGATATCCACCTTACAACATTCGTAAGGTAGATGACTACAATTACGTTATAGAGATTGCTCTTGCAGGATTCTCTGAACGTGACATTGAAGTTAAAGTAGCGGATGGGGTCATTTCTGTTAGTTCTAAAGAAGACAAAGATACTGACAAAAATCAGTATGTTCATAGGGGAATTGCCAGAAGGACATTCTCTAAAAATTGGACTCTTTCTGATGACATGATTGTCAACGGAGCCGAGTTCCAAAACGGTCTTCTGAACATCAATCTGGAAAAAGTGGTTCCAGAAGAAAAGAAACCACGTATTGTTCCAATCACAACACCAAATGTGATTGAACATAAAAAGAAGTAACACACCTCTTCCCCCCACTAATATATACTTTAGTGGGGGGTTTTTATTTTTAATTATTCGTAGGAGAAAAATTATGTTACCACTTGCAGGAATGCTATTCAATGTAGTTGCTGGATTAGTAGTTGATAAAGCTCAAGATCTAGCAGAAGAACACGTTGAAAAGATGTTAGATGATATACTTCCAGACAACGCAAAAAAAGAATTAGATAAAATTATAAAAGGCGACAAATCTCATGTATTTGAGAATGCAAAAGATGCTCTTAAAGGTGCAGTAGAAGGTAAACTTCCTGTACAGATGAAAGATGGCAATGTTATGCCAATAGAGATGAAAGTTGTTTTAAAATTTGATCCGTCTACAGGGTCATTTGATATTAGAAAACAGTAAAGGAACATTATGGCAGAAACATACAATGGATATTTAACTAAGAATTTTTCATATCCAGAAATGATAAAAAGTTCCACAGCAGATCGGTTAGGAATTTCAAATGATGCTACTAGAGGACACGTTATTAATCTGGTAAATCTTTGTAATTTTATATTACAACCAATAAGAAATGAATTCGGGCCAATTCGTATCAATAGTGGGTATCGTTCCCCTGCACTAAATGCAAAAGTGGGCGGGTCTAAAACGAGTCAACATTGCAACGGAGAAGCAGCGGACTTTGAATCTTCACGAATATCAAATCCAGATCTTGCAGAATGGATTGCAAAACATTTGGAGTTTGATCAACTCATTTTAGAATTTTACGATGGTGTAGATCCCAATAGTGGATGGGTACATTGTTCTTATAAGAAAGATGGAACTAATCGTAAAAATACTCTAACGGCTCTAAGAGTTAAGGGAAAGACTACTTATAAGAAGGGTCTTCTCAGATAAAAAGGGGGAAGAATATGAAATATGTGTGGCTTATTTACTTACAATTTTTATTTGTAGTAGGACAGTTTAATAACAGAAAGAATTGGATTGACAAACACATCTTAATATGTTATAATGAATTAGATAAGTTAAAAGTGAACTATATTAAATACCACAATTTTAATGAAATTGAATAGATGAGTTTTTATACAAATGTCCAAACTATAGGAAACAGTATATTATTTCGGGGTGTGTCTAATGACGGAAAAAGATTCAAAGATCGTATAGAGTATCACCCCACACTTTACATTCCCACCAAAGAAGAAACCAAATTTAAGACACTTCAAGGAGAACCAGTTGGAGAAATCCGGCCAGGAACTATGAAAGAGTGTCGTGAATTTGTTGCCAAATATAAAGAGATTGATAATTTCAATGTCTATGGGAATGATAAGTTTGAGTTTTCTTTTATCGCAGAACATTTTCCAGAAGAACATATTGATTATAATTTCTCTCAAATTCGGATTGCATATCTTGATATTGAAACTGGATCGGAACATGGATTTCCTAATATAGAAACTGCCAACGAAGAAGTAACTGCGATTACGATGAAAGTTGACAAAAAAGTTTATGTTTTTGGCCGGGGAGAATTCACTACAGATAGAGAAGATATTTTTTATTTTCGGTTTGATGATGAAAGATCTATGCTCAAAAAGTTCTTTGAAATGTGGGATAAGGAATCGCCTGATATTATGACAGGGTGGAACATTGATACTTTTGATATTCCTTATCTTGTCAATCGGGCAACGAATCTTTTTGAAGATAGAAAAAATCCTTACAAATTACTATCGCCTTGGAGAAAACTCAGAGAATATAAAATGTTCGGATTGGGCGGACAAGAGTTACAGACATATGAAATTTATGGTGTAGAGACTCTTGATTATCTGGCCATGTATCGTAAGTTCACATATGTCAATCAAGAATCATATCGTTTAGATCACATTGCATTTGTAGAATTGGGTGAACGTAAACTTGACTATTCTGAACAGGGCTCTCTCCACTTACTCTATAAAAATGATTATCAGAAGTTCATTGAATACAACATTAAAGATGTGGAGTTGGTAGAACAACTTGAGAATAAAATGAAACTTCTTGAGATGATAGTATCACTTGCATATCTCAGTAAGGTCAATTATAGTAATACATTTGGTCAAGTACGAATGTGGGATACTTTGATTTACAACAATCTTCTTAGGAAGAATATTGTCATTCCACCTAAAAAACATTCTAGTAAATCTTCACAGTTTGAGGGTGCATATGTAAAAGAGCCCATTCTTGGTTCTCATGATTGGGTTGTGAATTTTGATCTCAATTCTCTGTATCCTCATTTGATC